GGCAAGCCTCCTAGCTCTGGGTCAGCACCTCGATCCTTGAGGTCTGGCGGACTTAACGCAGTCCCGCACGGTAGGGCTGTATCGGCCCAACGGTTATTATAAAAACACAGTTGAAATGGCAAAACAACACCTTAGAATGAAAACAGCTAAATTAAATAGTAAAACCCAGTGATCATGCGGGATTTAGACGGTATGGAATTGCAGGACAGACTGCTCAGAATCGAGGCAAAACTCGACAAGCTGACCGATCAGCTATCAGAACTGGGCAGGATCGATGAGCGCACCGATGCCGCTCATGCCCGACTGAATCGCCATGAGCAGAGACTCGATTGGGTGGAGCGCGAGCACCGCGAACTGGTCGAGCAATTTCAAAAGCAATCCGGCTCAGCCCTCATTTGGGAGCGGCTCGGCTGGATCATCTTCGCGGCGCTTCTCGCCATCGCAGGCCAGTGGCTCAAGTGAAAATTTTTGCGGCGCGGAAAAAAGATCGATAACCGCGACTCCGGATCCTCTTCAACCAGTAAGGAAACACCATAGGAATGGATACCAATACAGGGGAAGGAAACCCAAAGAATCTGAACTGGCGTCAGTCCAAGTTTGTGGCTGAGTTTGTTGAGCATGGCAACGCTACCAAAGCGGCCCAAGCGGCAGGCTATTCACACCCGAAACAGCAAGGCTCACGGTTGTTGACCCACGTTGACGTTCAAGCGGCTATTGAGGCTCATAAGCGGCAATTGATGGTGAGAGCGGTGGATAAACACGATTGGCTGATGGCCCGTCTTGAGGTCGAAGCGCTCGACGCCGAGAACAGTGATGCCGCCCGCGTTCGATCCCTTGAGCTAATAGGCAAGGTGATCGGTGCATTTGCCCCAGAAAAACAGCAGATCGAGACGGTTTCGAGCGGATTCTTTGCGGATTTAGAGCCGGAAGAGGATTTGCCGGAGAATGTTTTGCCATTTAAATCAGATAGTTGCGGCGATTGACCACTTTATCTGGGATGCAGTGGTCGCCCTGAGAGAGGCCCACGGGTAGGGGGGGGATAGCAGATGGAAGGTTTGGCGGCGGTCGCGTACCACGGTTCCATGGGGGACTAGCCAGTCTCTACAACGAGATTTTGACACCCCCCATGGGGTAGGGGGGAGCAACTTTAGAGGGGGGGCGGTCTTTCTGAGAGTACCCACCCGAAAAACATAGGGACATGCAAATGACAAAACCACGGAAAGGCAAAGCCAAGGTCCATAAGACCGCATCTGGCAAGAAAGTCTCCTACGGGCAGGCTGGAAAAGCCAAAGATGGTGGCCCACGGGTACGCGCTGGCACTAAGAAGGGTGACAGTTATTGCGCTCGGAGCCTCGGGATCAAGAAGCGGCTGTCCAAGAAGAAGCAAAACGACCCGAATACGCCTAATAACCTGTCGCGGAAGCGGTGGAAGTGCAAGGGGGCTAAGTCAACCAAGTGAAAATATTTGAAGATCTTATTGTTTTGGCGCTTATTGCCTCGCTGATGATCCCAGCCGCCTTGATCACGTTCATGATTCTGGGTGCTTGGGCGGCGGAAAACGCATTTTAAATGCTATATCGGTATACAAAACCTAAATCAATGTTTAGATTGGATTCATATTGCCCCCTGTGGGGCCGCAGGAGCGACGATCCAGCCCCTCCCCTTGGGCTTACCTCTCCCCGTGCATCGTTCAACCTGCGGCCTCTCAGGGGCTTCTACAGCAAATAGGGGAAAACCATGAAAAAACTAGGGTTATTTCTTGCGGTATTAGCGGCAACTGGGTGCGCCTCCACGAACTCAGAGTATTACGAGGCGGTACAGAAGACGGCTCAAGCAAATGCCATGGCGAACAAAGCCAAGTTTGATGCCTTGTCAGCGATTGCGTCATCTGGAGATGGGCAGGCGGCGAGCGCGGCGGTAATGGCTTTGGCCCTAACCCAGACCCAGAACGTCGCTCCAGTCCCCCAGCAATCTCAGGCATTGCAGTGGGCGTCCATTCTGGCCACTCCGGTTACCAGCTTGGGCATGATGTGGATGCAGGCTGACTCCGCGAAAACCATGGCTCGGTATAACGCCGACGTGGATCTGGCTCGAATCTCTGCGGATGCCACGACTCAGCAGGCGCTCTACGGTTCATTCGTTGACACTGCCTCGGCGGGTTACGACGCAATGGGCAACATTGACTACACCCCGTTCGTTGACGGCATGGTCACCTTGGGTACTGCGGGTATCGATGGGGCGGTAGATCTCGGCACGGCTGGGTTCGACGCAAACACGGCGATTGCCACGACTGGCATGGATAACCTGACCAGCCTCGGCACTACCGGCATGAACAACCTGACTACCCTCGGCACTGCCAGCATTACGGGTATGCAGGCCATGGGTCTGGGCGGCTTCGATGCGCTGATTACCTTGGATGCCGACAACAACGATTTGTACAGCAACGTCTGGACTCAGTACCAGTCCTCACTGCAAAGCATCTTAGACACGATGGTCACCTGCTCGGCTACTACTGCCGCAGATGGATCTCAGAGCATTACCTGCAACTAAGGGCTGTACATGATTACGTTGAAGCGCTTTGCGTACCACCCCGAGGGTACGTTGGGGATCATGCAGGTTCCGAATCACAAGCTGAGCTTGTTCTATACGGTGGAGCGCCCTTGGCTGGATAACGCTCCATTCCTGTCCTGCATCCCCGAAGGAGAGTATTCCATGGTCTGGAAGCGCTCACCCAAGTTTGACTGGTGTTACGAGATCGAAAACGTAAAGGGCCGGTCACACATCCTATTCCATGTAGCTAATTTCCCCGAAGAAGTTGAAGGGTGCATCGGGGTCGGCACGTCGCTAATGGGAGATCGCATCGCCGTAGCAGAGTCCCGCAAAGGGATCGAGGCGTTCCATGAGGCCACTGGGGGAAATCAATGGCGGTTAAAAATCGTCAATGCGCCACTTGCGGCATTGAAAAGCCTCTAGATGAGTTTCCTCTTCATGGGAGGGGAGACTACCGAAAGAGGGTTTGCAATCCCTGCCACAGATTAAAGCAGGAGACATACAGGTCCGCGAGTCCCGAGGCCTATCTATTTAGTCGGCTTAACAACAAGGCCCGCAAGGTAGAGGTCAGCATCACCAAGGAAGATCTGCGGGCGATGTGGGATTTGCAACAGGGAAAGTGCGCCGTCACGGGGATGCACATGACCTACTACCCCCGCCGGATGAGGGATAACACGGGGCTAAACGCATCGATAGACAGGATCGACCAGAGCAAAGGCTATGAGAAGGGCAACGTCAGGCTGGTCTGCTACAGGGTAAATCTCATGCGTCATGCGGGAGAGGACGCTGATCTGCTGTGGTGGTGCAAGCAAATCATTGAGGGGATAGAGGGTGAATGACGAGCAGTTGATGGAGGCCGCGAAAGTCTTCAAGAAAGATTTTCCGGTCTACGCCAAGAACGTCTTGAAGGTCGTGAACAAGGAGGGCGAGCAAGTTCCTTTCCGCCTCAACGACGGCCAGAAGATGGTTCATCAGCAACTGGAACAGCAACTCAAGGAGCAGGGGAAGATACGCGCCCTGATCCTGAAGGCCCGACAGGTGGGGATTTCAACGTATGTGGAAGGTCGATTCTTCTGGAAGATTACGCAGACACGCAACGCCAATGCGTTCGTTCTTTCGCACCTTGCGGAGTCTACTAACGCGATCTTCAACATGGTTCGCTCGTTCTACGATGGGGTTCCTCACGAAGCTTTCAAGCCAAAGCTCAGTAGTCAGAGTGCCGCCACCCTTGTATTCGACGAAATCAACTCGCGATACCGAGTGGGTACGGCACGATCAACTCAGACAGGGCGAGGACAGACTAACCGCTTTGTCCATGGATCGGAGGTTGCCTTCTACCCGCAGGGGGCAGATATCGTAGCCGGTTTGCTACAGACGGTCGGTGGCAACGGCAGTGAGGTGATTCTCGAATCCACCGCCAACGGTGCGGGTGGCTGGTTCTACGACCAAGTCATGAAGTCCCTGCGCGGGGAAACCGACTGGATTACTTGCTTTGTCCCATGGTTTGCCATGCAGGAATACCGCGCCCCAGTGCGTCCGTACTTCGAGCGCACCAAGGATGAGGAGCAACTGGCGGCTAAATACGGGCTGGATGATGAGCAACTCCAGTTCCGCCGCAACAAAATGGACGAACTGGGCGGGCATGACCTGTTCAGGCAGGAGTATCCGACTACCCCGATTGAAGCGTTCCTCACATCAGGCCGCTGTTTTGTTGAAGATGACGTCCTCGCTGACGCGGAAAAAGAGTGTTATTCGCCCGATTTCATTGGTGAGTTCCGCAGTGACGGCATGTCGGAGCGTAGTTCTGGGCCATATCGGGAGTGGTATCCGCCCAATCCGGACGACTCCTACGTTGTAGGCGTGGACGTCGCAGAGGGCTTGGCCTACGGAGACTACTCGGTCGCGCAAGTGCTCGACTCACGCGGCAGGCAGGTGGCTTGTTATCACGGGCATATCGATCCATGGGAGTGGGGCAACACCGTCGCCATGATTGCGAAAAGGTACAACACGGCCTATGTCATCGTCGAAAGAAACAACCACGGGCTGACGACGCTTCGCCGCCTACAAGAATTGAACTACCCGTCGCTGTTTGTTGAAAGCTCAGTTGACGGTGCTTATGGAGACCGCATGACGAAGCGCGGTGGTTTCCTGACAACGAGTAAGACCAAGCCGCTAATCGTCGACAACCTCGCCGCACTACTTCGGCAACGTGATTCAGGCATTGCTGACCTTGAGTTAATCAAAGAACTTCGCACCTATGTCATTGATGAAAAAGGGGCTACCAATGCTCAAAACGGCTGTTATGATGATAGAGTGATGGCGTTTGCCATTGCCCTCCATGGATTGGCTTCAATGCCGCGACCCAAGAGTTTTCCGGTCGCAAGGCGCTTCAAAACTGTTGATACCGTGGCGGGCTGGTAATGGACGAACTCTCACAAGAGGACGTCGGGTTTGATGTTGAGAACCCTGACGGCACTCAAGATATCGAACTTCAATCTCTCGGGGCCAGACTAAGAGGTCTTTTCACCGAGTACAAGGATGCTCGTAGAGAAACTGAAGATGAGTGGATCAAGGATCTGCGTCAGTTCTCTGGGCAATACGACCCTGACACTCTTGCCCGCTTGAGCGAAGCATCTGGCTCGCGGAGCAAGGTCTTTGTTGGTCTCACCCGAACCAAAGTTATGGCCGCATACAGCAGGCTTGTTGACCTGTTGTTCCAGAGCGGAGACGCATTCTTTGGTGTAAGCCCCACCCCTCGGCCCAGCATCAACCCGCTGAAGCGGCAAGAGATGCAGAAGCTGTTGATTCAAAGCATTGTGGAAATGGGGCAGGGCCAGCCTGAAGAGGTGATCCGTCAGGTTCTGGCTGAGAACGAAGAGAGAATTGAGCAAGGCCTCAAAGAGCAGGAAGAGCGCCTTGCAATGATGGCTTCTGAGGAAATGCAGAAGGACATCGAAGACCAGCTTATTGAAGAGAATACCGAGCAGAAGATGAAGGAGGCCATCCTTGAGGCCTGCATCTTTGGCTCCGGCGCAATCAAGTCTGGAACGGTAAAGATCGACCGCACTCAAGCTTATCAGCGGATGGAAGATGAGATGGGTCGCTCCAGCTATGCGATGGTCATGGAGGAGAAGGCGGTTCCTGAGATTGAGTCAGTATCGATCTTTGACCTGTACCCAGACCCGTTCTGCACCAGTCTGGAAGATTGCTCCGGAATGTTCCGGCGTCACATCCTGACTCGCCGCCAGTTCCGAGAGTTGGCTGATACGCCCAGCTTTGATTCAGAAATAATTCTTGCCACTCTGCGTGACAGGCGAAATGGAAATCATGAAGAGGAAGATCACGAACGGACTCGCCGCGAAATTGCTGGCATTGTGGATCATGGCGATTCCCATCGGTTCGAGTTACTGGAGTTCTGGGGGTCTATTGACGGATATGATCTTCAAGACGTGGGAGTCGAGTTACCGGAGGGTTCAGACCCCAGTCAGGATTTCGACGCGAACGTATGGATTGTCTCGGGTAAGGTTATCAAGGCCTCTCTGAATCCAGTTAAAGGCTACCGTATCCCCTACAACATATTCCCCTATGAGCGCACACCTCACCAGTTCTGGGGTGTGGGAGTACCGCGCATGATGCGTGATTCTCAGCAAACGATGAATGCGGCAACGCGCATCTGGCTGGACAACATGGCGCTTAGTTCAGGTCCGATGGTTGAGGTTAATACCGACCTTCTCGCGGCGGGTGAGGATCCTACCGATCTTCATCCGTGGCGAGTTTTTTTACGGTCTGGCGGGGATGGATCAATGCCAGCGGTCAGGTATTACCAGCCTGTCGCTAATGCCAACGGACTTAACCAAATCATCGAGATCTTCCGACGCTTCGCGGACGAGACGACATCGCTTCCGTCGTATACCCACGGCGAGCAAACGAAGAGCCTGAACAAGACGGCGACAGGTATTTCAATGTTGATGGGAGCCGCGAATGTGGCCCTGAAGAGCACCATCAAAAACATTGACGATTTCCTTATTCGCCCTATGATTGAATCATTGTTCCACTTCAATATGGAGTTCGGGACAAATGAGCGAGCCAAAGGCGATCTCAAGATCGTCGCTCGCGGTAGCACCGCACTTGTGCAGAAAGAAGTGCAGAGCCAGAGACTCCTTCAATTCCTCTCTCTGGTTTCAAATCCAATGGACTCTCAGTTAATTGATCGAGGCAAGCTCCTGCGTGACATCGCGCAGAGCATGGACATCGATGCTACTGACGTTATCAAGTCTGAGGAACAGCTAATTGCCGAACAACAAGCGTTACTACAGCAAGAGCAAATGCTCGCCGCGTCAGGCGCGGGCGATCAAGGTGCTATCTCTAACGGAGGAATGGCCCCTCCTGATGGAGTTGCTGGCTGAGCGATTAGCTGATGCCCAGACGAAATTAGAGTCTGCGGATAAAGATAATTTTAGGTTCGAGCAGGGCCGTGTGACTGAGTTACGCGATGCGCTTGAGCTAGAGCAAGCCGCTGAAGCGGTTATCGAAGCTGATCGGGCACTACGAGTGCGACCACCCAGCATCGACTGACGGACACCCCACTGAGGAACCGGAAGAATGAAAGTAGATCCAGCAAAACTTGAAGCGGAAGCACAGGAGTTAATGGCACAACTAAAAGGTGAAGTTCCGGCCCCTCAAGAAGAGGAAACGCCAGAGGAAGTTCAGCTAGAGGTTGACCTAGAGGCACCCGAAGAGCCATCGGAAACTGTCCAAGAAACTGTGGAGGCTCCCGTTGAGGACGAGCGCGGCGAATTGTCCGAAACGGAGTTGGCACTGAAGAAGGCCGACGAACGCTACAAGAATGCACAAAGGAAGATGACTCAGGCAACCACTGAGGCTAAAGAACTGCGACGTATGCACGAGCAGACAATGGCCGAGTTAGGTGAACTGAAGCGTCAGCTTGCAGAGAAAAACGTTGATCTAGAGAAGTTGAAGCAAGTCAGGGAAGAGTACCCAGACCTTGCGGCACCAATTCTGGATCAGATGGAAAGGACGCAAGCACAAGTTGCCGAAACCAATGCCGAGCTTGAAAACCTCCGGCAGATGCGAGAGCAAGAAGCTGTAGCCCAAGCGCAAGAAGCGCATATGGCTCGCATCAGGGAAGCGCACCCCGACTTGGACGACATCGTCCAATCAGGAGACTGGGCTGACTGGCTGGAGATACAGGACGCGCAAGTTCAGAACTGGATTGAAGCCGGTTCATCGAACGACGTAAACGCGGCTCTGTATAAGTTCAAGGGCGACATGGGATTCGGACAACCGACGCCGCAAGAGCGGGTACTGGAAAAGGCGAAAGCGGCGGCAGAGCCAAAGCTCCCTAAATCCAGAAAACCCGATACTGGTGCCGGACAAAAAGTTTGGTCTCGGGCGGAAATCAAGGCGATGTCGCTGAAAGATTTTGAAGCGAATCAAGACGCAGTGATGGAAGCGTGGAGGCAAGACCAGATCCGGCGTTGATTAACTCTTGCATAGAGGTATTTAACAATGGCTATTGGTGCTAATGGCTCTGGAGCGGCGTTTACTTACGCGGCTAATCAGGGCGGCTTCATCCCAGAAGTCTTTTCAAAACTGTTGCAGGCTAAGTTCTACAGCGCGTCTGTACTTCCTGCTATTTCCAACACTGACTACGAAGGCGAGATCTCTGGTCAGGGCGACAAGGTTCACATCCGAACCGTGCCCGCAGTATCGGTTGCCGACTACACTGGCTCAATCAGCTACGCTGATCTGACCACCAGCACTGTCGAGCTTCTGATCGATCAGGCTAAGAGCTATGCGTTCAAGATCGACGACGTTCTGTCTGCACAGGGCGACATCGATATGCTGGCAGAGGCTTCTAAGGACGCCGCTGAGTCTATGCGTATCGCAGTCGAGACTGACGTTCTGGCTAACGTCGTAACTGACGCAACCACTATCGGTTCGCAGACTACGATCACGTCAAGCAACATCCTTACCAGCATCCTTGACATCGCTAAGGAACTGGACGAGTTGAACATCCCTGAAGAGGGCCGCTTCATCGTTCTGCCTCCCAGCATGATCTCTCTGCTCAAGCAGAGCGAACTGCGTCAAGCGTACCTGACGGGTGATGCGACTTCGCCTCTCCGTAACGGTCAGGTGGGTCAGGTAGACCGCTTCACGGTTTATCAGAGCAACATGCTCTACACCCCTGCGTCTGGTACTGATGCTACTTACACCCACGTTCTCGCGGGTCATCCGAAGGCAATCACGTTCGCTTCTCAGTTCACTAACACTGAGACCGTTCGTCTTGAGAGCACCTTCGGCGACGGCGTCCGTGGTCTGAAGGTTTATGGCCGCAAGGTCGTAACTCCAGACTGCCTCGCTGTAGGTAAGTGGAAGGTCTAAGGACTGAGTTGGGGGAGGTTTTCCTCCCCCTTTTCACTTTAAGGAGAGGAAGGTGGAAGAAGCTAAGACCGAAAAAGACGACCTGTACATCGAAGCTAGAGAGCAGTTTGGCGTAACGCTCGACAGGAGAGCGACGTTAGCTGAACTCCAAGACCAGATGGACGGACTGAGAAGGAATGGAAAGCAACCAGAAGAGGTTCTGCCTGCAAAGGTGCCGAAGAAGCTTCGCAACATCGTGACTGGAAACATTTTCGATTACGACCCGCTCTTCGCAAAGAATCCAAATCTGGAAGTGATTGAATGGGAGACCGTGGATGGCAACGACGAAGGTTAATGACATACTGGATCGTGCCAGCATCATTCTTCAGGACACTTCTAATACAAGATTTGCCAACGCAGATCTTCTGAAGTTTTTTAATGATGGCCAGCGCGAGGTCGTTATATATCGGCCTGACGCAAACGTCTCGAACACAAACTTTACCTGCGCCGCTGGAAGCAAGCAGAGCCTGCCTTCCGGTGCGCTTCGCCTTATCGACATTACGAGAAACGTAAGCGGCAGGGCTATCTCTCAGATTGATCGTAAAACGCTAGATGAGTCGTTACCCGATTGGCACAACTCCACGGCTGACGCGACTCGCAAGATTGAGCACTTCATCTACGACTCATCTGACCCGAAGAATTTTTATGTCTATCCGGCGGCAGAAAGCTCATTTCAGATAGAAGTTATCTACAGCGTATCTCCAGCAGACGTGACCCTGTCCAACTACACGACAGACACAACCACGATATCGCTGGACGACATATACGCAAACTGTCTGCTGGATTACATCCTGTACCGCGCATATCAGATTGACTCCGAGTTCTCCGGCAACGCGGAAAAATCCCTTATGCACTATCGATCCTTTGCCAATGGTCTTGGCGCTAAGACGCAAGGCGACTCTGCCGCTGACCCTAGAGTGGGAGCCATGCAGTGAAGTACCTTGATATCTCAGACTATGTCCGAACAGAGGCGCGAGGCGCTCCTGAGTTCCTAATTGAACGAGCCGTTCGCGAGTCGGTCATTGAGTTCTGCGTCAAGACAGATGTCTATCGCCTAGAGCCAGAGACAATCCAGATCATCGCCGGCATCGATGAGTACGATCTGACGACACCTGCCGGCACAGAGCTTAACCACATCATTGAGATTTACCGCAATCGGCGCACCTTGCGTCCGGTTTCTTACTCTCGACTGCTGGAAGTAAAAGGCGACGGCACACAAACCGGAACGCCGCAGTATTACTCGCAGAGAGACAACACGCTTTTCTATGTGGCTCCGGTTCCAGCAGAAGCTGAGACTCTGAGTGTCCTTTATTCAGTCAAGCCTACCTCCACGTCAACCAGCATCCCCGACACCATCGGCAAGGAGTACAGAGAAGCCATCGTCCATGGCGCGATCTACCGACTACAGATGATGTCCGATCAGCCTTGGTCAGATATGGGCGGCGCACAGGGCAACAAGTCTCTGTTCGACACCCGAGTAGGGCAGGTGATCCGCGAGGTGAAATACGGATATGGCGGCGGAGCCTTAACAGTTAAATCGAGGGCGTTTATCTAATGGCTTATTCAGACACGATCAACTTGGTCGTTGGTGACACGCTACCAGAAGTGACGGTCACCCTCCGAGATTCAAATAAAGCCGCATCCGGCCAGACGCTTGATGCAGAAGACCCCACCACTTGGGATCCGATTGATCTCACTGGCGCAACCGTGCGCATGAGAATCCGGAAGGTTGGGTCAACTACTGTGACTAGCACTTTGACCATGACGGTCGTGTCTCCGGAAACAGATGGCAAGGCCACCACAAACTTCCCGTCCGGAACCCTATCTGAGGCTGGCGTTTTTGAGGCAGAGGTAGAGGTGACTTACTCCGGCGGCGGGAAGCAGACAGTAAATGATTTGCTGAAGCTCAAGATTAGGGATGACTTCGATTAATGTTAAGAGCCGCCTACTCATATCAACTGATTAAGGCGTCTGCTGAGCGGGCAAAGGTTTCGTTCGCCTCCGATTCGGTCAACACATCCCTTCGAGTTTCATTTGCCGACCTGACGGCAAGCCTCGACTACATCAGCTTGGCCGCAAGTTATCTGGTTATTGCAGAGTCTCTGAACCGATACCTAGAAGATTCTCTGGCGTTTAGCGATCTGGCGAGCCTCTCTGTCAGCAAATCTGCGTCTGACTCTGTAGAAGTTACGGAGCTTGTGGCGCTGTCCGTGACTGTCCCGCAAGCGGACTCGGTTGGTGTTGCCGATGTGTTTAGCAAGACCGTCGCATACGTCCGAAATTTGTCTGACTCAGCAAGCCTGACAGAGGTACATAACGTCACGTTTAATTCAGTGCAGTCAGACTCTATGAGCGTTTCTGATTCGCCTGCCCTGTCTCCAGAGCTTAGCAAGGATGACACCTTTTCGTTCTCCGACGCATTTACCAGAACCGTTTCCTACCATCGGGATCTAGCTGATACGTTCACGATGGATGATCTGGCTAACGTCGGAGACTTGGTCAAAGACACCAACCTCGACAAGGGAAACGTCTTTGGAGTTACAGAATCTCTGTCGTACTCAGCGCAAAAGGCTGTTGCCGACACGCTTCAAATGCAGGAAGCCTTGTCCAAGGCAATGGCCTCGGATTTCGCAGAGGCGCTGTCCGTATCTGACGATCTTTCTTTCTCGGCTGATCTTGGCTTGACCGACTCAGCCGCAATGTCCGACTCGCCATCTAAGTCTGTGTCGTTTTCAGCGGCAGATTCTTTTGGCGTATCCGAATCAATCACTGTGAGCCTGATTGTCCAAAGCCGCAGTGCATTTAACCAAGACGCATTTAATGCGTTTGCTTTTAACGAGTAGGGAGAAACGAAATGTTTCAAGATGGAATGAAGATGAGCGGCAAGCTCACGATCTCACTGAACGACGAAGTCGTGCGAGAGGTCGATAACCTTGTAGTGACCTCGGGTAAGGAGTTTGTTGCTTCCCGAATGATCGGCACAAGCTCTAACGTCATGAGCCACATGGCTGTTGGTAGCGGCTCCACTGCCGCCGCCGCAGGCGACACCGCTCTGGGTTCAGAGTTGGGGCGCACCACCTCTAGCGACAGCGTGTCTGGTGCGGTTGTCACCTACAGCGCAACCTTCGCCGCAGGAACTGGAACCGGCGCAGTCACCGAGGCAGGTCTTTTTAACGCTTCAAGCGCTGGCGACATGCTCTGCCGCACAGTGTTCTCGGTGGTGAACAAAGGCGCGTCTGACTCCATGACCATTAGCTGGGCAGTCACTGTTAGCTGATAGAGGAGTCTCCTGATGGCGGTTAAGTTTAGTAACAACGCCAAGACGACAATCACAGGTTCGTTGACTACGTCTGCGACGAGCGTTTCGGTTTCCGACGCCTCGAACTTCCCTACTCTCGGAGCGGGGGACTATACCTATGCGACTCTCGCAGAGGCGTCTACGCCTGCGAATTTTGAGATTGTCAAAGTCACCGCCATCAGCGGCACTACGCTTACTGTAACTCGGGCACAGCAGGGCACGACGGCACGTTCTTTCTCTTCGGGAGACCTGTGTGAACTGCGCGTAACGGCTGGCCTCATGGAGGAGGCGATTGACGAAAAAGCTGATTTGGCGGACTTGTCTGTAACCGTTGCCTCTGCCGGCACAGCAAACCTTTCGTACAGCAACGCTACCGGCGTCTTTACTTACACGCCGCCCGACCTGTCGGGCTACTTAACCAGCTTCACCGAAGTCAATGACCTCACAGCCTCCGTGACATGGGCAGATGTTCCGGACGCCAACATTACGCAGTCCAGCGTTACGCAACATCAAGCGGCATTGAGCATAACGAAGTCCCAGATCACTGATCTTGGCACTCCGGCTACGCTTGACGATGCAACCGCACTAGCTATCGCACTGGGATAAATCATGGCAAACACATTTAAAAATGCGGCTCTGGCGGATGTGAACAACTCCGCTTACGACACGCTGTATACCGCACCAGCGGCCACTACGACGGTTGTGCTTGGCTTGGCGATTGCCAACAAAACTGCACAGGGCGTCAGCGTACAGGTGCAGTTCTCAGACTCGTCTGGAAGCACTACGCACCAGCTTCTGGAGAACGTAGAGATTCCGGCCAAAACAACGCTGGAAACGCTGGCTGGTCAGAAGTACATCCTAGAGACGGGTGACGCGCTCAAGGTTCAGTCAGGTACGGCGTCTGCACTTGACGTTGTCTTAGGAATCATGGAGATCACCTAATGACTCGCTCCAGAGTAAAAAAAGATTTCGCTGTAGGCATCGACGATAACGCTACGTCTACAGCCATTACGATTGATAGCTCTGGCAATGTGGGGATTGGTGCGACTACTCCTTCCAGCTTATTGACTATCAGGAACGACTCCACAGTCGGCACAGATGTGGAGATGTCTCGTTGGAGGACGGCGTCTGGCGGCAACCTGCGTTTCTATGTGTCGGACTTGGCGGCGTCTAATCCTGAGTGGAGAATTGAAAGCAACGCTTCTGAGCCGCTTTATTTGAGTAATGCTGGGTCAGGCTCAACTAGCTTTGTTGGAGTCAAAACCGCTGGCCTCGAACGTATGCGTATCGACTCAGAGGGCAACGTGGGGATTGGTGAGACTAATCCAGCACAAGCGTTAGTTGTTAGACGCTCCACTGGAAACGCATATCTTGATGTCGCACGGGCTACTCAATCTCAAGGGCAAGTGGCGTTACAACTAAGCGGAGGTACTGGCGGCACTAGCTGGATCATGTATCAATCGGGATCGTCTGACGACTTGCGTTTCTACGGAGACGGTAGCGATCGGATGACTCTGACCTCTGAGGGCAAGCTAGGCATTGGAACAACAGGCCCAGCTTTCCCGCTTGACATAAGAGCGCCGTCTGGGGGTGGTGATGCCGTGTTGCGCGTTCACAATCAGCACACAGGCTCTGGTGACGATGCGATATTGCGCTTGTCTATCGCAGGAAACACAGCCGACAGCATTATCCAATTTGGCGACACCAATGATTCCGATGTTGGCAGGATTGCTTATCACCACAACGGCAACACGATGCGTTTCTTTACAGGCGCGGATGAAGAAATGCGTCTGGAGAATGATGGCGATCTACATGTTGAGAACAGCGTAATTGGTAGCTCTAGCACTGTTTCAGACGAGCGATTTAAAGATGACGTAACTACGATCACAGGTGCGTTAGATACTGTTGATTCTTTGCGTGGCGTTACCTTTACGTGGAATACAGGAAAAAACACGGGCCAAACTGATTATGGTTTTATTGCTCAAGAAGTCGAGCAGGTTATTCCTGAAATTGTCCGAGACAAAAAACTGCCGCTGTTTGCAAGTGATGAAGACACTTTATACAAAACTGTGGACTATGCAAAAGTTTGCGTTGTGTTGGTCGAAGCCGTTTCAGAGCTACGGGCTGAAGTTCGATCACTAGAGACGCGCCTTTCGGCGTTGGAGGCTAACTAATGCCATTTCTAGGAGTACAGCCAACCGACACGTTTGCCTCAGTAGCGAAGCAGACGCTGACCGGCGACCTTTTAGGTACAACCGTATTTACGTTGGATCACGGGGTGTCTTCGGCAAACGATATTGCGCTGTACATTAATAATGTCCGTCAGGAGCCTGTTACCGCATACACAGCATCGGGTAGCACACTGACTCTGACTGAGTCTATAAACGCCGCCGACGACGCTTACGTCATCTTTATCGCGAGAACTTATCAGTCCGTCAGTATGAAGGGTATTGCTGACGACACTGAAGATCCCATCTTGACCATTGATGGATCTCTCACGACTGGCGGCGATGCCGTTCTAAATGTTGGCCAAAACCAAGCTAGTGGCTACTACGTTCAAGACAAAACCTTTGGCTTTGAAATATCCAACGGAGGGGTCGGAGGTAACACAGCGCAGATCAAAAATGCGGGGAATGTGATCCTTAGCCACAACCAGATTCAGGACAATCTAATCCTGAGAACCAACAACACAGGTCGCGTCACGATACTTAGCGGCGGAAACGTGGGGATTGGTGAGACTGATCCAGACAATAGACTGCATGTAAAACAATCAGCAGATAATTCTGGGGCTGGATTAGGTATAAAAATCGAAAAGAACGCCGACGATAGTGCTTTGTTTGTTGGCTACAGAGACAACACAGATACGTGGCAAATTAATGCAAGCTATACGTCTACGGGTTCGTTTGAGCCTATTAGCTTTCATACTTCTGACGCAGAGCGTATGCGTATCGACTCCAGCGGCAACGTGGGGATTGGTGTCACCGATCCTGACGAAAAGCTTGAGATTAGCGGCGGCGATTTAAAAGTAGATACCAACGGCACCGCTGGAGTCATTCACTTTAGTCAAAACTCTGACGAGACCAAAATTATAGGCAGGAATACAGGCCATGCCACCCTGCCAAACACGCTGGATTTTTATGTCAATTCCGCAGTTGCTTCTCGCTTGAGCGAAAGGAACGCTTCGTTCGGCGGCGGTTACACCATCAATAATACCGTTGATACCTCCTATGCAGTGTTGGTTGGCGCGGGCTACGGCGCTGTAGTTTCTGGAGATGACGGCGGCAGAGGTTTGTTTGGCACGAACGTCACGACAACCAATGCAAATGTCCCTGTCATCGCCAACACGCACGGATCTTATGGCGGTATTGGTCTTTCCTGCTCTTGGGGTGTCGCCGCAATTGTTAGAAAAGGCGGGTCTGTAACCGCTGGCGACACGCTCGACACGGTGGTTCGTTTTGACAATGACGGCTTGAAGTTCGGTAGTGACACTGCCGCCGCTAATGCGCTAGATGATTACGAGGAAGGGACTTGGACAGCAACTTTGCGTGGCTCCACTGAGCCAGCAACACTGATTTCTGACGCATCAAATTACTACACCAAGATAGGGAATGTGGTGAAGGCCAGAATCAGCCTAGAAAACATCGACACTACAGGCTATGCAGGGGATGTTTCTTTTACTGGCCTTCCATTCACCTCTGCAAATAACACCAGAACTATAGGCACATTGATTAGTTACAGAGGTATGACCACCTCCGCTACAGCGACAACCGGAGTGGTCGCAATGGTTTTCCCTAACAGTTCTACCATTTCTACCCGAGAAGGCGATTCTAATAACGCATGGCTTGTACCACAGCACAGCGCCGGAACGGGGAAATACTTTTTCGTCGACATTGTTTACATGACGGCGTAACAACTACCCCTTTCGGAGATTGGGGCGGACAGTCCATAGCCAAAGGAGATAAACATGGCACTTACAGAAGCAGTAGAAATTGACAAGGTAGAAATCGTAGGCCCGTACAAGGCAGTGCAAGTACGCACAGCCACGGTCATCTACCGAGACGACGAGGAAATCTCTCGCTCATTCCATCGGCACGTTGTATCTGCTGGCGATGACTACAGCAACGAAAACCCTGAAGTGCAGGCCATCTGCGCCGCAGTTCACACTCAAGAAGTGATCGACGCTAAGCAGGCCGCAGACGCCGCAAACGAGCTTCCACAGGAGTAAGCCATGCCGTTCATCGGTAAACAGCCAAAGGTAGGCGCATTTCAACTGATTGACAGTATCACTACGTCAGCTACCGCTACTTATGCGCTGACGGTGGACGGGTCAGCTTACTTTCCAGAGTCAGCCAGAAATTTAATTGTTTCACTGAACGGTGTAACGCAGGCTCCTGATTCTGCCTATACCGTTTCTGGATCAAACATTGTCTTTGACTCTGCGCTGACTGCCAGTGATGTAGTTGACTACATCTTGGTGATCGGTGATGCGGTAGACATTGGCATACCTTCAGATGGCACGGTTGGCACAAGCCAGATGAGTTATCCGCTGGGTAATTTTAGCTCTACTGGTATAGACGATAACGCCACAAGCACTGCGATTACGATTGATTCAAGTCAGAACGTAGGTATTGGAGCCGCTCCAACCGCATCGTCAAGTTATAGGACACTAAACATTACTGGCGGTGCTGATGTGGGGGGCGCTTTACGTCTCTCTACCACAGCAAATGAGAACGGTCATTTATTCCAGTACAACGATGGCATTTACCTCTCTGGCGATGAAGTCACGTTTATTTCTACAGGTGACCCCGCTGTTGGCGGCGATGTAAAAACTGCGTATCGAGTTGACAGGACTGCCCAGCTACATAGGTGGTTTGACCCCTTAGATGGCACAACTGAGCGAATGCGCATCAACTCCAGCGGCAACGTGGGGATTGGCGTTACTGACCCTGCTCAAGAACTAGAGGTGGCAGGAGCAATACTGGCATCATCCGTTCCTTACTCCTCAAATCAAGACGAGGCTTATTTAATTGCGGGAACCGCTGGGTGGACAGGGGCTACAACAAACTGGAACACGTTTGGTTTCCAGCACAGAATCAAGACAGATGGTGGTGGCGTCCCACGGGTAACTATAGACAATGCCGCGGGTGAGGTGTTCTCTGTTTATAACTCAGGCGTTACGGTTGTTGGTGGGCAGACCCCTGCTGGAGGGGGCGCAGGCATATTTGGCGCTCTTCAGGCAATAGGCTTTGGTTCTAGGTCAGGCGTGTTGGGATCGCACGGGCCTAATTGCTTCAATATCTATTGGTCTAGTCCCTCTCTACAGGCGTGGGTGGATTCAACCAATATTGGTACGTTCTCCCTGACATCAGACTACAGAATAAAAAGAAATATAGAGTCAATGTCGGAACCTGCATTAGCAAGGATCGCACAGTTAAGGCCCGTCACCTATCAGCCAGCAAATTTTAAGGATCTCTTTGAGGAATCCGACGAAATTAAAGAGGGATTTATTGCGCATGAGCTTCAAGAGGTAATTCCAAGTGCAGTTGACGGAGAAAAAGATGCTGAAGATCAAATACAGAGTTTAAAAGTGGACGCTTTATGCGCTGTCTTAACCAAAGCCATCCAAGAACAGCAAGCAATCATCGAAGATTTACAGACCCGACTATCTGCGTTGGAGGCTAACTAATGGCTATCACTAAACTCAACAGCCAAGCGATCCCACCGAACACCATCATTGAGTCTGATCTGTCGTATCCGCTGACTAACTTTAGCTCAACGGGTATTGACGACAATGCGACAAGCACTGCGGTCACTATTGATGCCAACGAGAACGTCGGGATCAACGAGTCCTCACCCGACGAGTTACTTCACGTCAAAGGCCCAGATGAAGTCGTTATCAAAATTGAGGCAACTGGCTCTCAAGCCCCCACGCTATACGATGGCTCACCGAAGCTCCAGCTTGTGCCAATGGCAACGAATGGAATTACAGGCGAGGCAATTATAGAGGCGATTGCTCCGAGTAGTTTTTTGCATGGCTCTCACCTGATCTTTCGTGCCGGTAAATCACCAAATCAGTATGACGGGACGAACTACACCGGCGGCTCTTTCTCGTTTCATGATGGCAACACACAGGTATGCAGTATCTCCGACCAAGGAATCGAAGCCGCTAATTTCAAGGCTACTTCAGGCGGCACGACAGCGCTTTCTTTGACTTCTACGGGCCGCGTAACCACAGGTGAAAACCTTGAAGTTGCGGGCACTATTACAAGCGGTCAGATCTTTGCCAGTGACACAGTAACAACTGGCTCTCCATCAAATGGTGCGGCTGATTTTCTATCCCTACTGAATAACGATACGGGCGGTAACCACCATATAGGTATTAAGTTTGCCAGCGCAGATGCGGGAGGAAATCTTCGCCACGGCGCTTACGTTACCGCATTAAAAGATGGCACATGGGGAGATGGCACTGGCTCATATCCCATGCACTTAACATTTTGGACGCGACCCGCTTCGAGTGGGGTTCAGATTGAGCGGATGCGTATTCAGTCTAACGGTAACGTGGGGGTCGGTACTAATAGCCCTATCGCCAAACTTGATGTCAGGGGCGAAACTCATACTACTGGCATAAGGATTAAGCGGAACGATACCTCGGGCATAAACAACCCTAACGATGACTACGTCACCCTAAGTCTTGCTGATAACGACTTGAATTTCGTTATAGATAATGACGCGGATGGCGATGCAGGAAATTATCGTTTTTTTAAAAGAGCGGCTAACGCGGATGTCGAGCTATGTCGAATTGACAGCAACGGTAATGTCCATGCGGACGGCAACGTGGTTGCGTACTCAACAACCATCTCAGACGAGCGCCTTAAAGATAACGTACAGGGCATTACAGGCGCACTAGACACTGTAGACGCACTGCGCGGTGTGACCTACACATGGAAACAAGGGTCGCGCGAAGGCAAACGTGACTATGGTGTGATTGCTCAAGAAGTCGAGCAGGTTATTCCAGAGATCGTACACGACACCATGATGCCTTTGCTGGGCGACGAAGAAACTGTTTATAAGACGGTGGACTACGAAAAGCTTTGTGCTGTTCTCATTAGCGCTGTATCTGAGTTGCGGGCTGAAGTGGAGGAACTCCGTGCCTCTCGTAACTAGCGGACAGATTAGCCTGAATGATATGCACGTTGAGGTGGGCGGAACCAGCGCTACTGAGTGCAGTCTTAACGACGCTGACATTCGCGGCCTGATTGGAAAGTCCTCTGCGGCTCAATCAGGCTTCAACGAGTTTTACGGCGCGAGTAGCACTTCATACATTGTATTAGCGCCTGCGGCAGGAACCTACACCACTTTTGACGATGGCGACTTTAGGTACTACGTTTTCAGCGGAGCAACAAATACCGCCCCAAATCTAACAAGCCTTGGCGACTCTGGAAGTAACGGAGAAAAGCTTTACTTCAGAATGTGGGGCGCTGGAGGCGGCGGCGGTGGAGGTGGTCAGTATGCTGGAGCAGATGGCGGCGCTGGCGGATATTCGTCTGGTTATTGGATTCCTACCGCAACCGGACTTCTGAGAATACAGGTAGGTTCAGGCGGTCAGGGTGGCGAGAACATGAACAACGGCTACCCAGTTATCGACGGGGGCGCTGGAGGACAGCCGAGCGGTATTTCCAGCACCAACCTAGAGGGGGGCGCTGGCGGCGCTGGTTACGGCGCTGACTCTTCCTCTGAAGTCGGAGGGGGTGGCGGTGGCGGTGGCGGCACGAGATTTAGGACGAACTGGAGTACAGGTAGCCCTGCTTCACCAACCTTTGAAGTTTGGGTGGGCGCAGGCGGAGGCGGTGGTGGCTCAGACCAAAGCGCTTCAGGCGCTCCAACCGCAGGTGGTAGTGGCGGCGCTGGGTCTACGTCAAATTCCACGGGCCTAGATGCCTCGACAATCGGCAACTCTGGCGGTGGCGGCGGTGCGACAAGTAGCACTGGAGGTACTGGCGGTGTTGTTTCTGGAAATGGGCAATCAGGCCAAGCTGGAGTCTTATACCACGGCGGTGATGGTGGTACTGGCCCTTCAAACTCCTATGGCGGTGGCGGCGGTGGCGGAGCAGGTTACTACGGAGGCGGTGGTGGTGGTACTGGTGGCTCCTCTCAAGCCGCTGGCGGCGGTGGTGGCTCTGGCTCCAACAGTGGATCAGTCACGCTTACCGCCGCCCTACGCCGCTCGTATGGTAACCGTAACGCGGTTCAATCAAATGCGGTAGGTTTTGTAAGCGGAGCCAGTGCCGGAGGTTTAAAAGGGCCGCAAACATTGGGCGCTCCAGCCACTACGAGGGCAGGAACTGGCGGCTCTGGTTGTGTTGTTCTGTACCACAAGTTTCAAAACTAGGCGAGGTAGCTATGAATTACAAAACGGAAAACGTGGACATCTACACTCGCGCAGTGCAGGTGCTCATCAACAACCCCGTACAGGCTGACATTGATCCGTCGATCAAGTTTTTCGAGGAAAAGGTGAAGGTCGAAGGGGATAACACTGTTTCTCTGGGCATGGACGGCTCTGTGTTGCACACCCACTACACAGACCTTAACAAAGACACAGAGTTTAACTTGCTAAACCCAGAGGATAACTCTGTTATGGGTACGCAAACTTACGAGCAGTTTTTCATGAGCCTGTACTCATTGTATTGGCATATGGCACAGGATCGAGATTCTATTTCACAGGAGCCAGAAGTTCCGGTCGAAGAGGCTCCGGTGGAGGAGCCTGTGATTTCGGATGATGGAACAGTTGACTAAACATCGTTTACAGGGAGAGAAACAATGAGTGAAAACACAATTGAAATTGACGGCGTTAAGCATGATGTGGACTCAATGACAGATGAGCAGAAGTATTTCATCAGTCAGATTCAGGATCTGCAAAAGCGAGCGGCACAGCTTCGATTCTCTATGGATCAACTGACGGTGGCGCAGGACGTGTTCACTAAAAACCTAATGTCATCGTTACAGCAGGAGGAAGAGGTAGCGGCATGAACTGGGTAATGGAATACCTAATGAATATTTTGGCGGCAATCAGCCAGCTTTTTAATGCCTTGATCGGGGGCGATCCCAATTTAACCGTAAGTGCTAGGTGCTATTTGAGCAGAGAGCATTGGTTTTGGGGGGCATTACGAAAGCTACTCAACTTGGTTTTTTGGAGGGAGGAAGACCATTGTTATAAGTCGTGGAGGGCTGACGTGGCCTTTTGCGACACCGTCAGCGCGGTGAAATAGTGAACCTGATAAGTCTTTTAGTCGGCCCAGTAACCGACCTTGTGGGTGGCTTCCTCAAAAACAAGCGAGAGGAGAGTCAGGCTAGGCACGAAGCAAAGATGGAGGTCATAAGGAATGATGCCAACTGGGAAACCCTTATGGCTGGGGCTTCAGCGTCTAGCTGGAAAGATGAGTGGTTCACCATTCTGCTCTCTACTCCAATCCTTGCTGTTATATGGGGCGTTGCTATCGATGATGGCCGTGTCATGGATCGCGTACATGACGCTCTTGGTGCTCTGGCTACTCTTCCTGAGTGGTATCAATACCTTCTCTTCGTCGCAGTAACAGCGAGCTTTGGCATCCGTGGTGCCGACAAAATTATGGAGTTGCGGAAAAAATGAATCCCGAAGCCTTTGACCAGTGGCGGGTTATTCCGAGGCTGTTGATGATTACGATGCTCATCAGTACCTACCGCGTGGTGGAGTGGTACATGGAATTGCCTGATCCCTCTACCCAGCAGACCACCTTGGTTTCAATTATGACTGGGATGCTTTCCGGTTCCTTTGGTCTGTTCCTTGGAAGCGGGAGGAAAGAGTAATGGTTGCTATTAATATCAATGCCTTCGGTGGCATGTCGGAAAAGCTTGCCCCGCGACTGCTCCCCGACACCATGAGCCAGTATGCGGAGAACGTGGACTTTAGCCACGGTACGCTTAGGCCGTTGCAGAGCGATGGGTCTGTGACGATAACGCCTGCGTTAGGAACCATATCCGGAGCAACTGAAACTATATTCCGAACCAAGGCGGGAACATGGCTGGCATTTAGTAGCGACGTGGATGTTGTCGAAAGCCCTGTTGCTGGCGACATATATGACCGCGTGTACTTGACTGGTTATGGTTCATACCCGCAAATCACAGCTTCTCCGTACAACAACGTGTACAAGCTAGGGCTTCCAAGACCTTCAGCGCCTACCGTTACCTTGTCACCCAGCACGTCAGCAAATGTAGCTACAGAGAACCCTGTCAGCAGGGCATATCTTGTCACGTTTGTAACTGCCTTTGGCGAGGAAGGCCCGCCTTCTTTAGTTACGACGAGTGAGATTTACGACGTATACACAGATCAGACGGTCACCGTAACAGTGGGTTCCGCGCCTTCTGGCAGGAACTACGCATACATTCGGGTGTACCGGACGGACGAAGACGGCACGTTTCGATTTCTTTCTCAAATATCCAGCAGTGGTTCTTCGTTCACTGACTCAGCCGCAGACAGTGCTCTTGGTGAAGAGGTTCCAAGCTCTGACTGGATAGGCCCGAATGACAGCATGATCGGCCTTACAGCGATGCCTAACGGAATCACGGCAGGATTTTTCGGACAAACGCTATGCTTCTCTGAAGCGTTTCTGCCACACGCATGGCCGGAGGCGTACCAGCTTACGACTGCGTATCCAATCGTTGGGCTTAGCCGCACAGATACGGGCTTGATTGTCTTGACGGAAGGCAAGCCGTACATGGTGCAGGGTGCAGATCCAGCGGGAATGGTTATGACCGAGCTAGACATAGCCCAGTCCTGCGTCTCGAAAAAGTCGATTGTCGATATGGGCGGCTCTGTCATCTATGCCTCTCCGGACGGCTTGGTTGGCATTTCCGGATCGGGGTCTGCCGTTGTTACTGATGCGATATTCACAAAAGATCAGTGGTCTACCTATGCGCCTTCCGGATTGATTGGGTTCAGGTGGGAGGATCGATACGTCGGATTCTCTGATCGCGGCGGCACTTACCCAGAAGGGTTTGTATTCGACCCGAGAGGCGGTCAAAACGCCTTTTCAATAATAGACAGGGCAAACGACATTGTTGCTGGGTTCAATGACCTTAGCTCAGATGAGCTTTATCTGATTACTGCCTCTGGTTCCGACTTGATATTCAATGGCGGCACTGGATATTACTCAGTTGATTTTCACTCCAAGCACTTTTTTACGCGAAGGCCGATTAACTTTGGCGTTTGCCAAGTTGCGTTCGGCGAAGATCTGGGTAACGGCAACACATCCGTAAAAATATATGCGGGAGAAAAATCCCCTTCGACCCTTGTCCACACAGAAGTTATCAGCAACACGGAATCTGTCGCCACATTCAGGTTGCCCAGCGGGTTCCGCAACAGTGTATTTCAGGTTCGCGTAGAAGCTAACAGAGAGGTGGCAGGTATCACTCTTGCTGAATCTCCGAGAGAAATTACTTGAAGCTAAAATCATCACAGCGCAAGAGCATTGCGACCGTACCTAGCAGTTTCACTGCACAGGAGCGTCGTTATGCGCAGTCGGTTTCAGAGGCGGTAGATACTCTGTCAGGCCGTCGCGGCAACATCATTGACCGTGCTGTTACCTTCAGAGACTTGCTTGACACAGGGGTTCTCAGACTCGCTGGCGGAATACTCGGCGGTGGCGGCGTTGATGTTATCAACCCAAATGATCCCAACGGGACTGACTCTGGGCCTACGGAGCTTCCGACTCAGCCCACCAATCTGGTAGCGACGGGCGGATTTAACATTGTATTTTTGGAATGGGATCTGCCCCCATACAACGGGCACGATTATGTAGAGATATTCCGTTTCGCAAGCGACAACATCGTTGCGGCAGAGGCGGCGGGCGCTTACACCAGATATTACGGAGACCTATATTTCTATACCGATACTAATGTAGGAAGCTCTGAGACTTGGTATTACTGGGTAAGGGCGGTAAATATAGACGGCATAGAAGGGCCGTTTAATTCGTCCGCAGGAACACCTGCTACTACAGCCCTTGACTATGAATTTATCGCAGGCCTCATAGACGATTCATTAAGTGCGGATGGGCAGGCTCTGGGCCTGAACGACACTATCAATGCCTTAGAAAACTTTACCGGATACACATCATCCTACAACGGAGACAGCCTTGTCGTCAGGATGGGCGACGTTGAGACGGTAGCTGGAAATGCGGCTACAAGCGCCCAGTTGCAGACTGAATCTACCACGCGGGCAAACGCGGACAGTGCGCTATCGGCTCAGATAAGCACCCTTAGCTCCACAGTGGGTAGCAACACAACCTCCATTCAAACGAATGTCTCAACGATCAACGGCATCCAAGGAAAGTATGCAATAAAGATCGACAACAACGGCCATGTCTCTGGCTTTGGCCTCATTTCTCAAGCCAATGACCATAGCGCCGGTTTTGTTGTACAGCCCACATCGGCTTTCATAATCAACGCGGACAGGTTTGCCATAGCCGCCCCATATAACGCCAACAGCTCCACAAACAGCAATGTGGGGACAAATATTCCATTCAAGGTTCTAACGACTGCTCAAACAATCAATGGCGTATCAGTCCCTGCTGGCGTTTACATTGATGATGCGTTTATTCACGAAGCTCAAATTACTAACGCCCTTATCAAAGACGCGACAATTACTAGCGCGAAGATAGATGATCTTTCGGCGAGTAAAATATCGAGTGGCACTATCACGATAGATAACAACAACGACATCGCTATTCGGCAGGGCAAGTCTTCTTACTACGGGACGGCTAACGGTTTTTGGCTTGGGCGTCTTAACGGCTCTGCGGCTTTCAATCTTGGCAATAACACCGACTACGTTAAATTCAACGGAAGCACACTAGAGATTACTGGGGCGTCAATAAACACAGCTAGTATCGGTACGCTCCAGCTTGCCGGTAACGCGGTGACTGTTCCTGTAGGCGCTTCAAACAACAATCTTGGTAATTCTGTTACCACAAGCACCTCAAATTGGACTCATGTCATAACTTCTCCTTCAGTTAGCTGGACTTCCACCAGCGACAGACCGTCAGCGTTTATTGTTCAGGGCATTTGCAACTTTTTGTCTCAGCAAAGCGGCGGTCAGGTTGGCCTCTATTTGAGGGTAGAGGTAATTAGGAGCAACCAAAGCAATTACATTCCTCAAACTGTAGGCGTGAGTAAAGCTATTGCAGATTCTTCTGCTTTTTCGGCTATAAGCGTATTTGTTGATACTAGCGGGTGGAGTTCCAGCGGGAGCGTTACATTCAAGCTTGAGGCTCGAATCACTGGGGGATCGTATAACCTTGGTGGTAATGGTATTTCAGTGCTGGCGGCGAAAAGATGAGTCAAGCTGTTTTATATGATTCTGATGGGGCTATTAAGTGCGAGATCTTTGGCCCAGAAGAAACTCTTCTCGAATATATAGAGAACTCAGAGTTTAGTGGCCTGTTTACTCAGGATCACTGCTCAAATGAAACCCATTATGTGGATGGTGGCGAGGCAAGAGAAAAGGGCGCACAGCCATCAGAAAGCCACTTGTTTGATTACCAAACGAAATCTTGGGTTTGGGACATTGGTCTGGCAAAAAATAATCTGTGGTCACTGATTAAGGCCGAAAGAAATGGCGCAGAGTTCGGCACATTTGTCTGGAATGACCACACATTTGACTGCAATGAATTGTCCCAGCGCCGAATACAGGGTGCAGTTCAATTGGCCGCGCTCGACACCAGCATAGTTATGGACTGGACGTTGGCAGACAACACCGTTCAGACGTTCAATGCGACAGAATTACAGCAGATTGGGCAGGCTCTAGGAGCGCATGTGAACGCCTGCCACGTCAAAGCCAGAGGCCTCAGAGACCAGATAAATGCGGCTGAAAGTGAGGCAGAGCTTAGCGTTATAAGTTGGTAGCGTTGTTGAGTTTTAGCTCTTAAACGCTATGATGATATAGGCAGTACCCCGCCCGTGGGGTAGATCGGGAAAACTCATATATATCAATGGATTGCTGGCGACCCTGTCGCGGGCATTTCCGTGCGTGGGAGAAAAGTGTGGCTTTGGAGCCGGTGGACATAAGAGAGGTATGGCCAACCGTCCGAGAAGGGCTGGCTCTGGTCAAGGAGACGACCGACCCGCCATGGATCCCCGAGGATGTTTATGCGGCTTGCGTGGGCCAGAAGGCGTTCCTCTACATGGATCGCGATAGAACAGAGAGGGGGTTCGCTGTTGTTCGCTCAACGTATTGCGAGTTTGAGCGCATCAGCAAGTTTTTACTTTGGGTTGTTTACGACCCCGAGTACGGCACAGCAGACCACTACCGAGAGGAGTGGGAAGAGCTTGCCATGAAGACGGGACACGACGCTGTTGAATTTGTCACCCCGATTGACGCCATAGGGCGACTGACAAGAAAGCATGGGTATCGAAAGGTATCCAGCCTGTACCGAAAGGATTTATAGGAGCGAGCAATGGGTGGTGGAAGTCCAGACAGACCCGATGAATCGGAAGCCTACCGAGCATTAGCCGAGCAGAGCGCGACGTATTTCAACCGATACAAAGATGTCTTTGTGCCGCTTGAGAATCAGTACATCCAGTCTGTATTCGATGCTGGCGGTGGTGCGGCGTATCAGGATGCGATGGATGGTGCCACGTCTATGGCGCAGGCGCAGTTCGACGACCGCATTGGTGGCTTGCAGTCAGGGATGCTGGCAAAGGGCATCGACCCTAACTCCGGTCGCTTTCAGGCAGGAACAGCAGACGCATTCGAGAAGCTGGGCACGATTCGCGGCTTGGCTGGCGCAGACGCAGGCATCAATAACACTGATCGATTCCTTGGCGGAATACAGAACGTCGTCAAGATGGGTCAGGGTCTGGCAAGTGAGGCGATGCAGGGCCAGATAGGTCTGGCTTCTACCGCAGAGGACAAGATTCGCTCCCAGTTTGCGACCGATTTTGCTGACGACCAACAGCGTAGTCAGGCGCTTGGCACAGCGGCAGGCATGGCGGCAGGCGGTGCCTATAACTACTTCGGGGGTAATTGATGGATTACCTCGCATTCTTGCAAGGCCTGCCTGATGAAGCCCGTCAGCAGTTTTTCGACTTTTACGGCAGTGGCGGTGGCGGTCAGCAGGCGGCGGCTATCGAAAACTCTGGCACACCCGCGAGCCCTACTTATAACTACAGCGCAAACCAAAATCCTTACGGCGGCATCAACCCGAACGCTTACGCAGGGGACGACAAGGAAGGGGCTTCAAGGCTATTCGCGGACATCATTCGTGCCCAGACAGATGACTACCTGAATCGCTTTGCGCCGATTGAGGATTTTCTGGCGGGATCTATCACCGGCACCGGAACCACTTTCTTGGAAGGCGACATGGCTCGCACCCGAGAGTCAGTTCTGGGCGGAGCGCAGTCGGCGAGAGGTCAGTACAGCAGGAATCTCAGCAGATACGGAGTACAGGGCAACGCTCTGGACAACTCTATGGCCACCACCAGCGCAATGGTAGGCGGTCTTAACGACACCCGCGACAGAGACGAAGACAGAAAGCTGGCCCTACTGGGCGGCGGTCTCGGATCTATCGCGCCCAAGATTAGATCATCACAGGGGGCAACCTGATGACCCTTATAGCGGCAGGGCAAAACACTCGTAACAGGGCCATGCAAGGTCTTCAGGCTATGTCTCAGGAAGAGGCAGAGCGTGAGGCGCTGTATCAGCAGATGCGTCAGTCACAGAAGGCGCAGAACGCTCAGTTGGCTGGAACCGGCTTGGGTATCGCTGGCTCGTATGCAGTCAACAACCCAGACAACGTCGCGGCACTTGGTAGCAAGATCTTCGGTGGAGGTCAGGCAGGAGTTTCGGCCACCTCTGCGCTTGCGGCGGCTTCTAATCCAGCGGCAGTTGGTGCTTTAGCAAGCCCCGTTGCCCCAAGCGGTGTTACAGGCGCTTTGACAGCGGCTTCTAACCCTGCGGCTGTGGGAGCTTTATCAAGCTCTGCGACAGGGGCTGGAGCGGCGGCAGGAACCGGAGCGGCAACTGGAGCCGCAGGATCTCTTGCTCCACTTGCGGCAATGGCCGGTCCTCTTGCCATCGGTCTTGGTGCGGCCTTCTTTCTCAGCAAACTTTTCGACTAGGAGGCCACGATGGTCACACGACGCGGCTATTTAAGCTCTACTGGGGGATTCGCTGACGGCTTCACGTCTGGCTTTGGTCTGATGAATCAGGCCTACACCGATAAGCGCAAGCTGGATCAGGCTGAAGAGAATATGCAGTACGAGCGGGAGCGTGATGTGGCCCGAGATGCTGAGTCTTTGCGTCGATATGACGCATCAGAAGCCGCCGCAGAGCGCAGGTTTGATGCTCAGCAGAATTCGGCTATTCGTCAAGCAGAATTGGCCCAATCCCAACTTGAAGCAACGACCGAATCAAACCGCATTAGTTCTGGAATTGCATCCGCTAGAGCCGAAACGGAGTTACTGCGACAGCAGGCCGCTACCCGTGAAGCCGAAGCCGCAGATGCAGAGCAAGCTCAAGCTGAGTATATGACTCGGGCTACCAACGCCTACGGTCGCATCAACACAATGCTTCAGGCTCCGGTCGGGACATACAGCTACGACCAAATTATTGCGGCTATAGATGAAACTCAGGGCGGTGCGCTCGATATCCGAACCCTGCTCGGCGCAGACTATCAGGCAAACATTGCTGGCATGACGGCTGAACTCCGAAAGGGTCTTGAGGGAGGAAACCTAGACCTCAATAACCGTGCAATCTTGGATGGACTGACCTCACTGTTTGATAACAGGCGCGGTAGGTTGATTGGGAAGACTGTAGACGAAACCTTTGCTAATGCTCCCGAGCAGTTCAAGACTGGCGACTGGGAGGTGGCAGATCGTTTTGTTACTAACGTCAAGCAGAATGCAGACAATCCTTCCATGCTCTCGGCAACAGTCGGCGTCAGAGTCGTCAACAAGAAGACTGGAGAAACCGCTTATTACGATGCTCCTCTGACAGAAAACAGAGGGGCTGGCGCTCCTCCCGCTGGCATCTCTATTGAGCAGGCGCTCGACGGTATCGCAGGAACGTCAATGCTTCTGCAAGAAATCGAAAAGTTCCGCCCAGAAATTGAGCGCGGATTGATTCGTCAGAAGTTCGGCGACGATAACTTAAAGTTTGAAAACGCTGTCGATGCAGAGATCCAGAGAAGCCTGAAAAGGGCGGCAGAAGACGGCGAAGACGCCAGATCAATTATCCCCACCAAAGCTAATGGTTCGTTGACTATCGACGATCACAGGAATCTCGCTCGATCCAAGGTTCTGGGTACAGGCCGTGGAGACAGTCTCGACTTCAGGAGCGACCGTCTCCGCATGGTCTCTCAGGCAAAAGAAGAGTTCGCGCCAATTCTTGCTAGGGCGCTCCAGTCTGACGCAGACGGAAACACTTCAAGACTCACGTTCACTAACTCAGAGATATTGCGTATGGCCGCAATGTCGGATGACCGATCTGCACTTGAGTCTTACGTCAAGCAGTTGGCAGAGGCAAAGGGTGGGTTCTTCCAAGAGCCGAAGAGAAATCCAAGAAGGGGCGTAGCCGCCGCCGCAATGGAGCGTTAATACATGCCTCTGACAAGCAGGATTGGACTAGCCGATTTCGATAGTCCTCGCCGCGAAGATGAAGATCAAGGTCTTACTCAATTCGGCGCAGGCTTTTCGGCAGGACTAAAACAAACTCAGGGTCTTTTGGGCGGGGGTCTTCCCGCCCTTATCAATAGTGCGCTCGGAAACGAGGACGCCACCCTTGAGTACCTCGACTACTACAACAAGAAAATGGAGGAAGCCGCTGAGATTGGTGGTGACTTCCAGCGTCTTGAAGATATCGACGGCGCAGAGGATGCAGTCCAGTGGCTGACCTACACCCTTGGTCAGGCTCTCCCTAGTATCGGGACGTCAATCATCGGCGGTGGCGTCGGTGGCGCGGCAGTCCAGTACGGCGCGAAAAAACTGATCGCGGAAACCGTTGAGCAACAAGTCAAAAAGAAAGCTGGCGATGCCTTTGAAAAGGCAATGGTCAAAAAGGAACTGGCCAGACGCACAGCTAAGGCTAGACGAGTAGGTCAAGCGGCTGGCGGCTTCGGTGCGTCAATGGCTATGAACGCTGGCGAGACCTTCGCCAACGTATACGAAGAGAGTGGTGGCATACAGGATCCAGCACTGGCGCTAGGTACAGGTATCGCGGCTGGTGCTCTGGATGCGCTGGCTCCGATGTCCATCCTCAAGAAAATCCTGCCTGACAACATGGCTGAGCCGTTCAAGGAGGCCATGGTTGACCGCCTTCTGCGCAATAAGGGTATGGTTCAGCGGGCCTTTATCGAGGGCGTCCGCACGGGCGGTATCGAGGGCGCTACAGAGGCCGCTCAAGAGGTTTTGCAGGCCACAGCCGTGGGTATGTTTAACGACCCTGAGAGCGGCTACAAGACCTACGGAGAGTCATTCTTCGACGCCCTTAATAACCCCACAGAACAGCAGAAATCCCAGTACCTGAACGCATTCGCGGCTGGCCTTGTCGGCGGTGGCGGCATGGGCGGCATCAGCGGCGCTCTGTACAAGCCCCGATCTGCGCCAGAGGTGCAGGAAGAGGATCCACAGCAAAGCCCAATGCCAGACTCGGAAGGCAATATGCCTGTCGAGACCCCGCA